GTGACCTGCACGCCGGCGGAGGTGGGCCGTTCGAACAGGGCGCCGGACCCCCACAGGTTCTGGAACGCGCCACGCTGCTCTAGAAGCTTGCCGAGCATCAGCCTGTCCGTTCAGCTGCCAGCCCGAAAGCCAGAAGCCCTAGTCCTGCCACGATGAGTCCGGCCGCCGGATGGAGCAGGAAAGCCCCGGAGGCAAGACAGAGCGTACCAACGGCCTGCATGATGGTGGCAGTCATACGAACATCACTCCCGCGTTGACCGTCTGCTTCGGATTCTGATGGTGCCACTGCGCTCGGGCGAACGCTACCACCGCAGCGATGGCCGCGTCGATCTTACGGGGCGACGACTTCGCCTCCTTCGTGATGTACGCGCCCTGCGCGGACTCCTTCAGGACCGCATTCCCCACATGGCGTGTCAAGCCGGGGGTGCCGTCGTGAGAGAGCGCCCCGGTGGTGGCCGCCTGGTAGAACGCCGAACACGCCGCAGCCATCCGCTTCCGAACGTACGTCTCGAACCGGACCACCACGTCACCGAAGTCCTGCTCCCACTCCTCAATCTGCCGCGACCAGTACGGCGGGTCCGCCGACAGCTCCACCACTTCGAACTCGGCCATCGCCCTGCGAACCGCAGCGTCAACCTCCCCGATGGGAACCTTCCAATCCACGTTCCCACCGGGATGCTCCCACAGGCCGAGCACCTGAATGTGAGGTTCCTCCTCCACCGTCGCCGCGACGAGTGCTGTGGAGTCCCCCGAGTAGGAACCGTCGAAGCCGAGCACCACCCTCGCACCTTGCGGGATCGTCCTGTCCGAAGCCAGCTCGTCCCACACGCCCGGCGGCAGCCACCGTTCCTCGTCCGGTTCGACCCACATGTTGAGGTGGTAGCGGGCGAACTCGTGCAGCGGAATCTCGCGGAAGCGGCGGCGAATGTCGTCCGTCCGCTTCCACGGCTCCGGATTCGCCTCAAGGATGGCCTGCTCAAGCACCGTCTCGTCCTGAAGCCTGTCGAGGTTCACCTTCGGTTCGCGCCACACGAACAGGAATCCCGGATCGTCCACCTCGCCGGCGACAACCCGCTTCCCATACTCGTACTGCGTCAACGCAACCGACTCGACCTTCGGATTCCCCGCCGTCGTGAT